TGCAAAACTACGAAAGAAGCATCCAAGAACCAAGTTTAGCACTTTAGTGAAGCGAGCACATAGAAACACAAAGGCGGCTTTGAAATGAGTCGTAGAACTATTAGGGGAACAATCACCCAAGGAGAACAAACACTCTACAATGTCGGCCAACCGCAAGCTACACCGGCACGAATAATCCTAGACAATGGTGATATCCAAAAGAACTTCAGAGTAATTTCATTCAAAGTATATCCGAACATGCGGTTTGAAAGTGGTAACGTTGGATTCTGGAATACTGGCGTGGGTAATAACATGAGTAGTGTTGTTACCCTGGGTTTGACTGAAGAATCCGTCAAGTGGTGGGGAGAGTTTGAAAGACGTGGTCAAATTGGTTGGGCCACATTTCATAGTCAATCGGATCCCACAATTGTTAATGCTCACCTGGATGAATACCATGTGTGCGTTCAAGACCTTTGGATAGGATTCTATGCGAGTGACTTCAGTAGTGGTGGTCATGGTGTGATGAGTTGTGACTTTAACTATGAACTTGTAATTGAACGAGTGAAGTCATCTAAAGAAGAAGGCGTCCTCAATATGGTTCGTGAGAAAATGAACCGTTAAGTCTAGGCTATTCCTCTTCAATCCCTTTGAGTTTCATTTGGAACAGCTCTTCTTTGACTCTACGGTTTCTAATCTCTCTGATTAATTCTAAATACAAATCATCAGGCCTAACATCTAACAATTGATGCTCGGCTAAACACGACGCGACGTGTTGCAACTCTGAACTCAACCAACCTTCAAACTTCTTCATTCTTCTTCCTCCGTTATCAAATGATGTGTTCCCTTATGACCAGCCATGAAACATGCCATAGTAAATGGCCTATCATAGCCATACTCTTTGAAACAGTCAAAACAATCGGGCGCACCGAAGTTAAACTTCATTGTCTAGCCTCCTTTAATTCATCAGTCAAAGTTCTAATCGTTTGTTCCAGGTATTGTTGACGATCTAATACATCTCGGACAGTTAATCGTTGTAGATCTCCTGGTCTTGGGGTGATATGATGCCTATCAAGTGCATAATCTCTAAGCATTTTATCTATTACTTTACTTCTCATCCCTTTTGGTATAGTCAAATACCCCTCATATCCCTGTTCTGAAAGGCTCGCTGTTATTGCTGGCATGGCTGGCCGTATGGTTTCAATGGTATAAATGTTAACATTGACAGCATTTGAAGCAAACAGTTTGATAGGCAAACCCCTATTTCCGGCTGTCGCGGTCGGGCGTGGCCTCCTAGCCCGAGGGTTGGGCTAGGCACGACAAATAGGGTGTTGGGTTCGCTACGCTCACAAAGATAAGTGCGGTTGTAAGAAAAACTTCAGAAAATATAACCTTTATAGACTGTAGCGATAGCCGAACCCCTATGGCGGCGGCAAAATCATCCGATACGTTCTACTTGAGAACGACTAAAGACGTAGGTAATACAAACACCTATCATGAAAAAGAACTAGATCTAGGGGCATTTGTAGATCCACTGGGGGCCTCTGTATTGAGAATCCATAGTGTATCTATTGCTTATTCAGATAATACTGGTAGAAGCACAGAACTAGCCGCTAATGAAACAGGGGCGGTTCAATGGCAATTGGCTACTCAAAATCAAACGGATATAGTCCTGGCATCGGACAAATCCATAGTTTCCTCGGGCCGCTTGATTTGTTTCAATGACCAGGGAAGTCAAAAACTACCGTCATACGTTAGCGATGCAGTAGACTTGTCACCTCAAACTTTCAAAAACGGATATCTCGTTGGGGTTGATACTCTATACTTTGGAGGGTCAGCATCTACGTCCTGGGCTGGCGATCAATACGTTAGCATTATTCTAGAATGCACAACTGAAAGGTTGAATAAAGAATCGGCAGTTGCTTTGGCCCTATCCCAGCAATAGAGTTGATTCTAATGAGTTGTCCAACCTGTGCATTGCTTAGGGGGATTCTAATGGGGCGGGATGTGCCGTCTAACATTGCTACGCCAATTTCTGATGCGGCGGGATATGTAATAGAAGAGAAATTGGTAAAACCTGCGGTTCGTAAAGTAAAAAGAAAAGCATCACGCTACAATATTGAATACAAAAAGCAATATGCAAAACTACGAAAGAAGCATCCAAGAACCAAGTTTAGCACTTTAGTGAAGCGAGCACATAGAAACACAAAGGCGGCTTTGAAATGAGTCGTAGAACTATTAGGGGAACAATCACCCAAGGA